TGTTGTTGCGCGGGTGCCTGTTGTTGTACAGGAGCTTGCTGCACCATTGGAGCAACAGTGGTCTGCATTGGGACTTGCGGGAGCACCACAGGTTGCACGATTGGCATCATAGGTGGTGGTGTCATAGGAGCAGGAGCCATGGGCCGTGGTGCAACGGCCTGCATAAGTGCAGAAGATGACGCTAGGATTCCACGAGGATTGCGTTGTATTCCGCCCATCGTTTCTAGTTTATCTCTAGCACTCCGTTGAGAAGCCCCAAACAACGCTGCGTTATTGATACCACCTTGCATGTTATGTTCCCCGATTTATTATTGAACCAAGGGTGCCAATACCACCCGTAGCGCCTCCCAGTTGTCCGGCATAATTCAGTGCAGCCCCTAACGGACTAGCCTGTGGGGTAGCAGCCGCAGACAATGACGTGCCGCTAGATGGCACACCTGATAAAATATCACGCATGTATGAGAATCGAGCAAACGGTTCGTATGCTTGTTCCAGATCCGCTGCACGTTGTACATCAAACTGTCGTTGAAGTTGCTGTTGTTCTAGCTGTCCTGCATTAAACAAGGTGTTGAAGTCTTGGAATCCCTGCGCTTGCGCTGACTCTCCTAGTGCCCCGATTCCTGTGCCCAATTGTTGAAACAATTGACCCGCCTGCAATCCACGTTTCTGTTGGTTTTCAAAAGCAGATTGAGCTTGTTGTTGCGCTCCAGTAAATGCTGCGGATCTAAGTTGTGAACCTAACTTAGCTTCTTCTACCGCTGCTCTGCCTGCGGCATCTCCCTCCATCAAATCACGACGGCGACCAAATGCTCCGTAAGACGCGGCTTGTGATCCAAGTCTAGTTCGTTCACGCTCCAACGCTTCTTGAACATCTTGCTTCTGTGCATCTATTACTTCTTCTACAAACGGATCGTAAAATTCTTTGTAACTTGTTGGATCATACTGCGCGGTAGATTCTTCTACAGTATCAACCCCTGTTTGATATGTTTCAAGAGCTTCATCTAAAAAAGGTTTGTATGCTTCCAACATGCCTTCGTAGATGACGTTTCCTTCTTCATCAGTAGCACCCATCAAACGGTCTAATGCATCAACCTGTGCGTCTGTAAACCCGATGATATCAGGCGCACCCACACCACCTTCCATTGCAAAGATCGGTTGGTCATACTGATCTTTAGCCGCCAAGGTTGGATCAGAAGTAAACCCACCGGCTGCTGCTTCATATAATCTGATAGGATTTCCTGCTTCATCCAAAGCCGCCGCTGTTGGATCAAGCGTTGATCCACCGTCCGCTGTCTGAAAATATTGTTGACTCTGTAAAGGAGAACGAGCAGCAATACCTGTGATTGTGCCTGACTCTTCATCAACTTGGTATATGTTTGCTAGGAGATTTTTTAGAAACTCTTCCTGATACTCAGGAAGAAGAGTCATGGACTTCACAACATTATCTACCATTAGGCTCTCCTCTCAAACTGATTCATCATCTGGTACATCTTAGCCGCTCCTTTGTCTCTGTCGCCGTCGCCTGCACCTTTGACTGCATCAGCCGTCATAACAAACTCTCCGTCTGATAAGGCTGCTTCCTGCACCCTGCCACCATTTTGATAGATTGCTGCGGGTATTGAGTCACTGGTTCCTGTACCTGGGCCTTCAATAAATCCACCCATTGCCATTTTAGGACGATAACTTACAACTGGAGTATCGGGAGCCGCGATCCCTCGATAACTTGGATTACGCTCACCTGTTGCGTACTGAGCCATTTCTGCGTCTGACATCAAATTTCCAAAACGTGGACTCATGGACCGCTCTAGCTCACTCATTATACCTCCCTGTAACAACCGTTGCAACGGTCCTAACTTTTCTCCATCTTTTACTTCAGGAGCAGCAAGACTCATCATAGCTGCTTGAGCAAGAGGATTAGCACCACTTTTCATAGCAAGGAGTTGCAAGGCTCGAGGATCGCTGACCGCGCCCATAATACCTTGACCCATGTTTCTGGCGCTACCACCACCGCCACCTAATGCGTTGAGTGCAAGACCAGGTGCGCCCATAGTTGCACCCTGAAATAAAGAACCAATACCAGAACGGAAAGCATCTTCTAGCGATTTACCTGACATGAGGGCACCGCCAATGCCGCCAACAAGTGCCCCTACAGGGTTACCTGTAACAAGCAACCCGGCAAGAGCAGCAACAGATTCAAACAGATTTGATTTGTTGCTTTCTAGTTCTGATCCTGATTCGTCTAGTGCCATCACGCCTCTCCTGAAATGGGTTCTGGTGCCGTTACCATTATACTTGTACTGCGCCTTTCTTTTCCTGTCCAAGACTGCCCACAATCTGGGCAGTTGCCGTCTGGATAGGTTGCAATCTCTTCAGGCGTGTCAACTGCGTTTTCACAGTTTACACAATGCACTGTATCAGAACTTGTCGAAGGTTTCCACTTAGAACCGTTAGACATTATAAGAATTGTATCGCTCATGTCGTTGTCACCGTTACCGTTCCTACCGCACCTGTCGCCCCAGAACCACGGACGTGCGGTTTATTAGTTAATGCTATCTTAACAAAACCGTCCTGTTGAAACAATGCTCCATTTTCTAAACCTGAATCGTCCTCCTGTAAATCAGTTAAGGTAAGTCTTGTTGCCCTTTCTTCTCCTGGGTTCTGTTGCTGTTCCATATATACAGCAAAACTCCGCGTTAGATTTGCGAAGTATTGTTGATCGTATTGCGTTGGTGGCACCGCGAAGAACGGAAGGATCAGGTTTCGTGACACTATCTCCTCCCATCAGGACGCACATCTAGTCTTGGTGATCCTAATCGCCACCCCACCCCAGAGGCTGTAGACTCTACTCGCATTGCAAAACTACGTCCGCGTAATCTCAAATGCACTTGGTCTGTGAACTGCTCAACAGGCACCGACGCTGACTTGGTAACAGCACTCGATGTTGACTGTAGATAATTGCCTCCAGGGAAGTTACGTGTTTTTACTGTTATGTTTGCAGAGGGACTACCCGCCGTTGATCCTCTGAATGTGAGGTCTGGTATCATGCGCCGGATAAAAGAAAACTGTTCCCCGTCTGCTATGTCTATCTGACTGGACTCAATGTATGCCGTCAACGCAGATCCGTCGTCATCGAATCCTGTCTCTTGAGAGTACAGATAGTTGTTTGGACCCGCTGCAATCGGCTGATCGAAGATACCCCTGTCCATCCAAAAGCTACGTGCCATTGCACCGTAATACCAGACTTGCTGTTCGTAGTTGTAAACTACATACCTATCGTTGTTGTCGCTATCTGCGGAAGGATAGAACCACCATATTTCAGAAAAAGCTGTATTTGTAGCAGCTACAATTTTTTCACGTTGTAAAATGTTAAAATCATCAAAGACAAAATCTCGAACTGTACAGGGTAAACGTTGCACCGTACCACCGTAGACATAAAACTCTTTAAGTCCCATCCAGAAAACGTTGTCTTCCACGGCTACAGCAGAAAGCGGCCCCATCGTTGTAATGTTTTCTGACACTAGGTTTACACCAAAGGTAAACGGTGGTCCTAAAAATTGCATAGCGTACAAAGACTCATCCGTAAAAACAAGTATTTGTTGCCTTGTTTCTACTGCTGCCACAATCTCTGAACCAGATCCGAGACGCAACTCACCCGCTGTATTGGTCGCTGTGGATGCCCAGTCGGTTAAAGATTCTTGGGAAGAGAATCGTATAGCCAACGGATCTTGGACACCCGGATTAGCCTCTGTGTCACAACCAAACGCTATGATGTGTCGGTCTCGGTCTGATACTAAAATTTGTTTTGCAACAGTTGGTGCGCTAGTAGATCCTGCAAGAGAGTCTAAGCTTACTGCTCTTGCCGCAAAACCGCTTGTTTTATCCCAATAGTATATACCACCGTTACGCACGTTGATAAGCAGATCCTCACCAAAGTTATCATGTGACCAGATACGCAAGGTATTCGTAACAACTGATGTAGTTGCCGCAGATCCCCATGTGCCTCTACCCCAAGTACCAACGCCCCAACCTGCGCCTGTTGCAGTTGTGTCTAGCCCAACATTTACTTGATAAGTTCCTACCACAGAACTACCACCGTTTCCTGAGTCAGATCCAGTAGCGGTTACAGGGGTAGGGGACAACGCACCGTTTACAGTTATGTCTTGTATTGTTGTTTCGGCGGTTCGAGCGGCAATCTTGTAGCTATTGGTATTTATTATTTCAGTAATGTTGTATTCTTGATTTAATACGGCTGCTGTTATGTTTCCGCCAAGAGAGTCTGCACCACTAAAAGTTACAAAGTCATCTACCACGGCACCGTGATTAGCATCGGTCACAGTAATTACAGATGATCCATTCGTTGCAGCAAAGGTTACATCTCCTGCTGATGTTGTGTTTCTAATTGGTGTTATGTCATTAAATAACCCACCGTCTTGATTTATGTAATATTTAAGAGATGTGCCAATGCCTATCAATCGGCTGTTATCTAAACCAACCCAAGGGTGCATAGCTCTTGACGTACCTAAGTATGATGTTGTGGTAAACTTCTCCCACCCACCAATCTTCTCAGGCATACCAAAGCGAAATCGTACTTTGTCTACGTCAAACCAACCGCCCTCATTCGTGTAAGAGGTGGTCTCTCTGTTGACACCTGGTTTGAATTGAAGCTTTGTAAGAGGCATTAACTGAGTCCTTAGTTTATCGAACTATACAACAAAAAATCATCTTTGTAATGTTTTTTAATTTTTCTTATAGTAGTATCAGATAAACTATCTCTAGAAAAGAAAGAACGACTCTTGTTGTCGTGACGAACTTCTATGTCTAGAAAAGAAAAAACATCGTGTAAACGCTCAAAAGAAAAAAACTTTATAGGTAAAGAACCTTTTAGATAATTTACTTGCGGTAGAAACGGGAACATCTCATCTTCTTCTACAGAATTATCCATCAATAAATAACTTAATTCGTTTACGTCTTCTATTGCAGCGTATTTATGATCGGAAAAATCATACGTTTTAAAATAGTTTATACAGCTTATAATCCTATCTACGGGATTTCTAATTACTGCCACAGCATTCTTTGGTTGAGGTATTGATAACGGTTTCGTTAATCGTTCAACTTCGTGAAGAGGTTTGTGACCTTGAAATAGTGCGTCACCTTTTTCAAGAAAAGGCATCACCACGCTTTTTGAACCAGTTTTTGGTATTTCTAAAAAGATTATTTGTTTTTCTACGAAATACATTTATACGACTTCTTTCTACCTCACCCCAAGTGTTATGAGCTTGTTGGGCTATTCTTTGTCTTTCTTTGGGAGAAAAACCTCTTTCTGTCATATAGAATAAAGAGTGATTCAAATTTTGATCGTGCTCAAGTGCATGTCTAAACTCAATTTTTAATTTTTCATTTGTAAGAGGAAGTATTTGCGCTAATGGAGTTCCTGCTCTCAAAGTATAGTCTTTAAAAGAACCCCTTAAATAACCTTGAATATTTATAAAACCCGCCGTTTTACTGAGGTCTAACGCTCCACCAACAGCAGTAAAAATATCTTGATCTGGAGTCATAATAGGTAAGAAAAGTATTTTTATTGTTGGATCTGTACAAGCGACCATCCAAGAAGTGTTAATTTTTAAAACTCCATCACCTAAAATAGAATGACTTTCACTAATATTGTGTTTATTGTGCCACTCAATAATTTTAAGTTCTTTAAAAGTGTCAGCAGTAGATATCGTAGGGTTGCCTCTAACATTCCATTCTACATTGCCATCATCTAACTTTTTAAAATCAATATCAAATGGGAGTTTAATTACTGCGCCCATAGAATTTAGAAGTGGGAAGGAAGGGCAACGATGATAATGCGTGTGCGTCGGGTTTTCTTTTAAAACTTCAACACACTCTTCCTTTGCTGTAGCCTGCCAATTAAACCTATGGGCAGACATTTTAGTTATCGGAAAGAAATCAACATCACCTTTAATCGTGCTGAAAAAAATTAATTTTTTCATATTAATTTAACTAATTCCAAGGTAAGGAAATTTATAAACATCGCCAGGATAAACAATTAAAACCCCTCCTTTGCCACCGTATCCTGCACCCTGACCCGCTTGTGAGTTTCCACGACCACCATAACCAAGAACACCTGACATTCTAGCCGAGTTTTGTGTGCCACTTTCATCAGCAGCGCAGGTGCCACCTGAGTTTATAAGAGAAAAGTTTACCATGGGCACTTCTGCACCAGTGTATATGTCATATCCATTACCGTCACTATGAGTAAGATCAGCACTACTGGTGTTTGTGTTTACCCCTGCGGTTCCTGTGCCGTTAGATCTCCCTGCGCCACCGCCCATAGCTCCGTAAGCATAGGTTATGGCACCGCTGTCGTTTCCAGTTCCTCCCGCTCCACCGTTATACCCTGAACCTTGAGACACGCTACCGCCAGTGCCACCATTTGTTGCAGTATTTCCTGCATTGCCTCCCCCTGCATACACGTGATATGCACTACCTGCGGAATTCATAAAAGCACTAAATCCTCCCGAAGTCCCTACTTGTGAGCCATAATACCCAGGATCACTAGCAACAGTGCCCCTTGCGCCAACTGTGACAGAATGCGTATCTCCAGGTGTGACGGATATATTGTTAGCCCATGCTACGGCTCCGCCTCCACCTCCTCCTCCACATCTAGTGTAGCCCCCTGCAACCCTTACAATTCCTCCAGAAGCTCCTGCCCCTACACAACATACTGATATTGATGTCACACCCGTAGGGACAGTAAAAGTAGCACTGCTTGTATACAAGGTAGCGGATTTACCTGCTTTACCCGCTGTAGGCCATATATCGGAAGCACGAAAAGGTATTTGTTGTTTTACATCAAAAAGTCCATTGCCTGCTGTTGTTTGAGCAAAGTTACCACCTCCAAATTCGAGCGCAGTAGAACTCATTCGGCCTCCTACAAATCTAGGCATGTTTAATTTCTCCTACTCTGGTTTTATCGTTCTAAGATCGGGAACTACATTACCATCTTCGTCAGTCGCTTCAGGTGTTAATTCCCAAGACTGAGAAGACTCTACCCACCAATATGCTGCCTCATCAAAATCAGCAGGATAACCATTTGGCGGATAGAAGGCGCATATGTTCTCATTAAAAACCCAACTATCAGGAGTTTCGGCATGTTTAGAAGCTTTGGCGTCTGCAATTTTAGCTGCCTTTTCCTCAGAGGTCATGTCTCTAATGACTTTACGATTTCTAACAACACCATCAGATTCTAAAACAAATACTTCGTCATTATTGGTCAAAACTTGATAGACCCCAACCTGTTCTTCTATAAACTCAAAAGGAGCTATGTTACCTGGAAGATTGTTAAAATCTATGGTGGTTGTTTGAGATAAATTTTCCCTATGATGAGGTAAATTTATAGGTGTGTTGTTTGCATCTAAATAGATGTAATATGTGTAGTTTGCTGTCATCATTGATTTCCTGTATTTGTATCGGGGTAAGCTCTAGTTATACCACTGGTTCCCGCCCAAATAATTCTTCCTGCACCTGCTATTCCTGTACGGCCTGATCCAGTTCCCCAACCAAATTGACCTGGACCTCTGTTTGCGCTGGTTGCCCCCGCACCGCCACCGCCGTTGCCTCCATCACCTGGAGAACCGTTATTTCCGTTACCGCCTGCGCTAAGTCCTGAATCAGACCCAGTAGTGCCTTTACCACCTGTGCCAGTGCTACCACCATTTCCCGCTGTGCTAGCACCAAAATAACTAGAACTATTTGATGCGCCACCTGAAGACGCTCCAGAATTACTCTCGCCTCCTTGACAACTTCCTGCACTACTTAGCCTATTGTCGCTAGAGTCTGGGGTGTAACCACCACCAATACCACCATCTCCCGAATATCCTCCTGCGCCACCACCGCCAGGGTTTGTAGATTGATATTGACCGCCAACACCTGGAGCACCTCGACCCCCGCCATCTCCAATTCTTAAACCAGACCTTGTTCCTTCAATAAAAGATATGTAGGTAGGTGTCCATTTTTGTTGCCCATAACCTCTGTAATTCGAATCGGAATTATAACTATTTTGAAGAGAATGTGTGTTTGCCTGCCCATAAGCATTACTACCCCCAGTGCCCCCACCGCCGCCAATTGCAAAAGCTACGGTGCCTTGTGCCCAAGCACTGTGTCCCCCTGCGGGTGAAGTGCCCTGCGCATAGATTCGACTTGAGGAACTACTTTGAGGAGAAGGAGCAGAACCACCTGCCCCTATTGTTAAATAATAACTTCTATAAGGAGTGACAGTTATGTTGTTTTTGTAAGTAAGAAACCCGCCACCTCCAGACTGAAACGGGCGTTGACTTTGTTCATATTTTATTGAAGAAGCTCCACCACCGCCAATTAGACAGAGACTGATTGAAGTAACTCCTTTTGGAGCTGTCCACTCTTGCGTTGATCCTCCACTAAAATTTACTTGGCCTGCGGGAATACCTGCGGCTTTACTTTGATAGAGTTCGTCTGTTGAAAATAAACCAGATGTGGACGTAAACTCTGATGAAGTTACCATACCTCCTACATAACGACCCATAAAAACACTCCTTATGAAATCTCTTCGTAACTCACTACAACTTCTAAGTCGTTAGCAGCACTTGCCGTAGCTACTATAGACCTATCTTCCTCTAAGTACATTGCAGAATTTTTATCAAGAGCTAGAAAAGACGCATCAGCAGGAACTGAAATTGTAGACGCTAAAGCATAAGCCGTGCCTCCACCGTCATCTTCAGAGTTGATTGTTAATGTAATGTTGGCTGCGTTGGTGCCATCTACATTAGCTACTTGAATAAAATTTACTTTAAATACTTTGTTGCTTGAAGCAGCATTACTTAAAACAGTGGTAGCACTTGTAGAGGATAATTTAACATACGCTGTTTTACCCGTAATTGTTGCTACATTGACGATATTTGGTGCAGCCATTGTCTAGCCTCCTTTATCCAAAAACGATAGCCATAGCTATGGCTTTACCAGTTGAAACTCCGGCACTACCGAAAGAGATAGTGCCACTACCATTTGTAACCAAAGCCTGCCCATTTGTCCCATCGGACGTAGGAAGGGTAAGAGCCGTTACAAAAGCCTGTAGGTTTGCGTCATATGCCAATACGTTTGACCCAATCGCAACCCCTAAATTTGTTCTTGCTGTCGATGCACTTGCCACATCTGACAGGTTGTTTGCAGCTAACAAGCCACCTGTAACAGGCACAGAAGCAAACGTAGATGTAAGATCCACCACCGCTGCGCCAGAGCCTGCGCCATCAGCGTATATAATTGCAGACTTGCCGTTTGTTACACTTACGTTTGCACCAGATCCTTGAGAGAATGTGGCTGTCTGACCTGAGTTATTCTTTACAAGATACAATCTTTTTGTATCATTCGGACTAATTGTAATCGTATTTGTGCCAGAAGGTGAGCCACCTAATACAAGAACATGGTACTGACCATCTGAGGTAGAACCGTCTGATGTAGTCAGTGTGTGTGTTGTTCCTGAGAGTGTTACATCTCCAACACCTACCGCCAAGCGGTCAATGATATCAAAGTTTGTATTCGTTGACGTACCCCATGTTCCAGATTCATCACCTGTCGCAATCTTTTTGATACCGCCATTTGTTGTATAGGTTGCCATTTTTTCCTACCTTTACGCTGCTATTTCTGTCCAAGTTGTGTTTGGATTAGGTTGCTCCTCCGTCCACGTACTACCTGGATTTGGAGAAACACCTGTCCAACTTGTACCTGGAGCAGGAACTATATTACCGTAAACTAGCACAGATCCTACGGTTGCGCTAGTACTTAAACCTACTACACTTACATTTACAGTTGTACTCGCAGTAACTGTGCCGACTTGCCCTGTTCCTAAAATACCATTTGGCGCTACTGGCACTACTTGAAAGGTGTTCACGACAACAGAATTAGTGCTTGCTGTTGCTTCAAGCCCTGTTGGAGGAACATCAGCACCCGCAATTATTGTTGGGCTACCAACAGAGGCTATTGCTTCAAGCCCTGTAACATCAGCATTTGGACCTACACCTGGAATTATTGTTGGGCTACCAATTTCTCCAGTGGCTGCAATTCCAGTGACATTTACATCTACTGCCCCATTAAAACTAACGGAACCAACGGAAGCTGTCATTTCAAGAGAAACGATGCCACTCCAAGCATTTTCGCCAAATCCTTCTGCCCCCCAAGGAGAACGAAGAACACGAACAGATGAACCACCGCCTTGAACAACAGTTGCAGTGTCAACAATACCTGTCGCGGAAGAACCAGTGACAAGTATATTATTTTGATCTGTTTTAAGACTAACAGTTCCTACAGATCCTGTGGCAGTTATACCTGTTGGAGGTATGTCAGCAGTGCCAGTAGTGGTTACTCCTGATACTGCACCTGAAGCACTTAACCCTGTAACAGAAACTGAACCGTCTTCTCGTTTTTCTGCGTTACCAACAAGTCCTGTCGCTGTTAAATTAAAAGATCCACCCCATGATGCTTCACCCCATGAAAGGCTTCCCCAAGGATCTCCTAAAATTATATCTGTTCCAACACCTAACGATACTGATACGGAACCAACACTACCAGTTCCTGTTAGTCCTGCTTGAGAGCCTCCAAAAGGTTCTACCCCCCAAGCAAAAGATCCCCAACTCGCAAGGTTAGTGGTAGGCAGAGCTTCACCCCAAGAGGCTTCACTCCAAGCTCCTCTACCCCAACCAGAACTAGACATAATTAATTCTCTTACGCGATACGGATAATCGCGTTAGATGCGTCAGCCGTTGGAAAAACAACCTGAAAATCACCAGATGTGGAAGACTTGTCAGATCCAAAATCTAATACAACAACTGTATCTGTTGTACCAGAACCACCCGCTGTTTGAGTGTTATAAATCAACGCACCACGAGCCGTAATTGTTGCGGAAGTAAAGGTCAAGTCTGCAAAGTCGGTAAACGCCGTTGTTCCAGATGTTGTTGGAGTTACGTTTGTAAGTGTACCGCCCCCTGCGCTGTAAGAACCAGACGCTGAAACCTCGTTTGAGGTCGTGTACGCTGTGGTTGCCGCAGTAAACGAAGCATTGTTGTCATACAAAGCTAATTTAAACTGATCGTTTCCATTTGTAAAATCGTGACTTCCTGTAAGCAACTCCTGCTTAAAAGAAGTACACATAAAGTTTCCTGAAAAGGCCATATCAAAGTCTCCTTATAAGTTCAGCCAGTTGGGGGTGACCTGCATCTTTTATTGCATTGCATACAGTGGTGCGGTCACTACGAATAGCCTGTCTCATATAGTATTCGACGAGCTTTTCAACGTGCTTTGAGAAAGCACGAGCTTGGTCTCTTATCCCAGGATGGGCGCTATCGGAGACCGAAATTACTTTTTCTACGCATTGCTGCGCTAATTCTTCAGGCGTAAAGCCTCGATTCTCCGTTGTTCTTACTCCAACAACAGCCTCATCTTTTGGTACGCTTATATCTATTTTAAACATTATGTTTTTGCCCTAATTACTTTTCCTGTGCGATATTCATCTGTTGTTTCTTTTGCTTCTCCAAGCATTTTTACACCAGTAATGGCTTCTTGAAATCTTCCGGCATACATCCCCATGACATCCTGTTCACCCTTCATGTATATATACGCTTCAATTAATGATCCATACAACATAGCCATTTCAGCATTTTCACTCAACCAAGTTGTGCCGCTACCAGATCCGGCGGTTAGACTTGCAGGACGATAAAAGTAATGAAGCTCTGCGGTAAACGTAGTGTTTGGGGTTGGAGCCAGTATAAAATTATCTACATCAAAAACAGCGTAGTATCGAGGAGATCCCGTGGTTGTGGCATCTGGAGTGTATGTTTGTATAAAACTTGGATCTTTAAAGTCTATAAAGAACTTGTCTCCATCTGTCCCTGCAAGGCTAAGAGAAAACGGAGCTAAAAAATCACTAGGACATGCTAAAAACTTATTACTAGCCGTTGTAGATGCTGTTGCATTTTTACGAAACAAACTAAGCTGCACGTTTTTAAGTATCCGTTCCTCCGCTTGTCGTATAAACAATGGAAGATTTGTTACGAAAGAAGTCTCATCATTCTCCGTATAATCTTGAATAGCTGTTTTAAGTTGGTCGTATGTAAAGCTCATGTCATCACACTATTGTTATATTTCCTACCATAGCACTATGATTAGTGCATTGATATACTAGAGATGTATCACTTGGTTCATGGGGCACAATAAACTGTGTCAATCCCGTTGTTGAGTTAAAGTTTTCTGTAACCCCTGTAGTAAAAGCAGAGCCACCATCAGACGTTCTAATTTGTAAAGGATGACTACTTACATTTGCAGTATTGTCTATGAGGTATGTGTGACCCTTGTAGAAAGTAAAGTTTGGATTATTACCCGCAGTAGCCCCAGGGCCAGTAAAAGTATAAGCGGATGAACCACTTGTTCCCGCTGTGTATTTTGTTACAGGGCCAGATGTTTCATCATTTAAACGCAACCATGCCCCACCGTGTGCAAAATATAGTCCCCCAGTCGCATGAACATGAGCCACAGCGCCATGGTATGTGGATGCGCTTGGAAGATCACTCAAAGCTGCGTAGTAAAAAACGATTTTATTTGCACCAGAGCTTACATCAAACAATCCGTTTGAATCAATTATATCAGTAAGAACATTAGAACTGTTACCTAATGCAGCATAAATCTCGTTAAAGTTATCGTTGATTTTATCTGCACCTACGCGAAGATTATCTCCCGTTCCGTCATTTGCAGATGAACCAATACCTACTGTTTGTTTTGCCATTTTTATGCCTCGTCAAATGTACTTGATGTTGAGTCTAAAGTTATAGAGGTGCTATCAAATCGTGGTGCTAATCCAACGGTAGCCGCTCCAACAGAAGCTGTTGCAGAAATCCCTGTTGGATTGACTGCTTCATTACCTGTATCAGAAATGGTTACTGTAACAGTTCCAACCCCACCTTCAGCAACAAGATTGTTTGCGGGTGTTATTCCTGGTATGTCTCTAAAACCAACTGGATTATATCCGTGTTGTATAGATCTTTGTTCAGGTAACCCTGTCTCTGGTCTAGGACCGCGTAAAGCTTGTGGGTCTGGAAACGCTCTTGGTGGAAACAACTGTGGATGCTTTGGCTCAAACTCATCAGGACCGACCTTCGCGCCAGTCCACTCTGTCTTCATTTCACGAAGACGGTAACGGCGACCTGACCGATCAGATATACCATAAGCATGTTTACCACTGGCGTATGCCATTAGACCCTCAGATAACTCAAGCTAGGTTGCAACTTCAAAGGTGTTCGACCTTGATCTTCGTCCGCTGCGCGTTGGAACTCTTCTTCATATACTGACTTCAACATCTGAATACGATCTGGTGCCCGTTTCATGGACATGTAGTATGCTAACCCCGCCACCATACAAGGAAAAAAACGAAAAGGCATATCAGTAGTATTAACAAGAGTGTCTGCATCTTCGATCCTACGAACATAATAATAACGAATTTGATCAGTGGAATTTTCAGGAGTAGACCACAAATACATCACAGGAGTAATTTGCCTGTCTAAATAATATTGACTAGGTCTACCCTGAGTTGACTTGTTTGGAAGTGTTGCATAATCACCACGACTTATTCTTTGAATCTCAAAATCCGTATTGTCACGCCTAACTACAACATCCAATAAATCAACTACATCAGCAGCTAAACTATAAGAAGATGTCCCTTGAGTAACAGTGAAGTTTGCTTCTTTTACTGTCCACAAATTAAGACCTCTGTTAGCCCAGTCTGCAAACATCAGGTTCATAGACCTACGTGCTGTTTTAGCATCGTAACCCGTGCGGACTTCTAATCCGCATCTTTCGTATGCTTCTTCGATTACCTCTGCTACATCGAGATTGAAGTCTCTTGATCCTGATGTTGTCATGTCATCAACTCATATGTGGTTTCTGATTAGTTTTAATCATAACGCAACCGCCTTTTTTAAAACCTTTAACCATACCGCCTTTTTTCATGTAACCCATTTTCTTAACTGTTTCAGGGCTTTCTTTTTTTAAAGCAGCTAAACCTGGTTGCGTTTCAGGATTAATCTTCTTCATCGTTATCCTCCTGATTATAAAGATTATCGAAAACTCTATTCACATCTAGTGTATAGTCTAGATCACTTTTTGAATAGTGTATATGTTGTGAAGGTCTAAAGTCTGGTGCACCCTCACCCACCGCAAACCAAGCAGGATGTGTCACCCTCACTCGGTTATTTGGTAATGCTACTATGTTCCCTGTCCACTCTCCTGCGTCCAACAACTGCATCACATGGCTTTGTTTGTGTTGTGCCGGATCATCTGCAATCTCGCTGTTGGTATAGTCTACAGTGAACAAATATTTAGCGGGAAACATCTCGCCGTTTATTTTGGCTAACCAAGGACATGGTGTAGCTCTGTCTAATGTATATACTGCATGATGATGTGAAGAGCAGTCCCAAGGCTGCGCATCATGTGTTGCCATAGGTTCAGGCCACTCTTCGAGTGGGATGTCTGCAACCAGTGCTGTGATAGGCATTCTTGCCCACATTGCACCGCCATGAACGGTGTCTTCTTCTTCACCTTCTGCTTCACAACCAGTAAAGATAACTTGAAAACTAAGAGACCGATTTGGAATTGTGGTTACAGCAACAACCATGGCGTGCAAAAATTCGCCGTGATACTGTTCATGGTTATGAGTGTATTCACGACGAACCCATGCTTTGAAATAAGGGATGTTACTTTGTAGGTATGACATTTTGTTTAGAAGTGTCCTTTGAAACCTAGGCCTTTAACCTGCGCTCCACCAGACTTGCCGCCCTTAACCTTACCGCCAAGCGTATAGCCTTTGACCTTACCGCCGTTCTTCATTCCCTTGGGCTTGACCTTACCGCCGTTCTTCATTCCCTTGGGCTTGACCTTGCCACCGTTCTTCATTCCCTTGGGCT